TCTATGTTGTTACCGGTTATACGATTATCAATTAATGCTATCATTCCTTGGCATAAAAGAGATTGCATATCTCTTATTTCTTGGATAGATTTATAATCCTTTTCCACATTTATTTCTAATTTATCCACTCGGTTTTTTAGCTTAAATGCTGGATGCAACAATTTGTATATTACGGCTCCTGCACCTCCAAGAGTAATAAGCCAACCGCATACAACCATAATAGAGTTTAATGTTTCCATAAGTTATCGCCTTTCCCAGTAGTATATTGGTATTTCTTGACCGCTATCCCATGTATCATAATAATAACCATCCTGCACACACACCACATGCCCTGTAATTGCTAAGATGTACGTTCCTGTGGGATTATCCTGGCAAAAGTCATCAACCGTGTAAACATCTTGTCCGTGGTCATCCACTATGTACCGTTTAAACCCATTTTGACGTAGGTATGCACCCCATACATGGTTTGCAGACGGCATATCAGATAAGGCACACGCACATACAGTCACACCAGCAAATACCGTTTCCCAGTCGCTGTCTAGGGCTTTTGTTATAGCCCTGATGGGGCAATCCCCCACACGCTGATTGCGTGGATTAGGATTGAATAGTTTCCATCTGCTCATTCTTCTTTTCCTTTCGCATTCTGATACCGCCGTGCTGCGCCCCTAGCCTTTTCCGCCTGCTCCCGGTTCCATCTGGCAATCTGTAACCGTTCCTGCTGGGTGCGTAAGTCGTTCTCTTTGCAAAATTCGTTGTATGCTTTATTCTGTCGCTGTAACAGATACGACTTGCGGTCAAGGTCTAACTGCATTTCAAGTTTAACTGATTCGTCCTTGCATTTATCCACAGCCTCCTGCATCCCCATGACCTCGCGTTTGGTCTTTCTGATGCGCCGTTCAAGCGTTCGCTGCCGCTTCTCCAACTGCTCAACCTTGTAGTTGTCTGCGGTTTGGATGTCTTTGTATGGATTGTTTACCCCATCACCGCTACCGAACGAGTGACGGCAGTTCCATCCACATAACCCTTCACCTGTTCCGTATCCAGTCTGGGAAAATGGTGGAAAGCGCCTATCACTTCCGGTCCTGCTATAAAACTGCCCTTGCCACCATAAATGATTGCCCGGATTCTGTCCCCCGTCCCCGATTCTGGCCCCGATGTGCGCCGACACCAGTATGATATCCCAGTCCATTTCCTCCATGCGCTTAATAGAGATATCACCTGTAGCCTGGGCTACTCCGGTACGTACTGCGCGCGCCGTAGCAGTTTCTATGGTGTCCTTATGGCCCGAAGGATAGTGTACTATCACTCCTCCTGATACCACATTATTAACTGCTTCTTTGACGGCCTGTGTGTACGATACTACCCCAGAAGATACAAGATGGTATGCATTATCACATTCGTTTATAAAAAGCCTTTGTGCGGCTTCTGCTGTTGTCCTAGTATAGTTTTCCCATTCCCCCATAGTAGCAGTCATGTTGCGTTCCATCAATCGAATAAGCTGCGGTGATTGGGTAAGCGGTGTTGGAGACAAACCAGCAGCTTCATATATTTTATGGTCGTATTCCAGGGCCTTGACTCCCGCTTCTTCCATTGCGGACTTGATTTCTTTTTCCTGCCGCTTAGTGATTTTGGATAACTCTGCCGTTATGTCCTCCAACAGATATCCTGCATCCTGCAATATCTGTATACTCCATCGGTCAGAGGAGGTGAGCAGGTAATCATCGCCACGGCCTATGCGTATCATCATGCGGTCTATTATCTGACGAATAATGTATGTATGGAGTTGTGAGGCTATTTCTTCGCTTCCTTCTGCGATTCTTGCAAGGTACTCAGGGCTTAACATTTACTCTTCCTTCTTTCCCTTATGTCCAATTGCCCATTCAAGCACTTTCGGAGCAAATGGGCCAAGTGGGATATTGAATACTATCCAAATTAATAAGCTTCTCAATTTATTCCTCCTCAAACATCCTCGGTCCATTCTTCGGCTGTGCTTCCTGTACCATAGCTTTTGCATCTTCTTCGGATAATCCTTCAAACTTCCGAAAATACATCCATGCCGGTACCTTTCCCTGCACAACATACTGCCACCATCTTGCCCGGTCCTCCTCACGGTTGTATGTAATGTCCCCAAAATCATATGTGATTTCGTAGTTTCCGGCTGGTGCCAGTCCGTACAGGTCCGCATATACATTAAGCGCATATATTGCCCCGTCAAGACAGCTTTCCAGTTTGTCGCGCACATCCTTGATTAGCTGTATGGTTCTCCTGTCGTCAGCCTCTACCTGTGTGGCTGTGACCATTCCTGTTTTTTCATCAAGCACAAAATACCCATTGGAATATCCACACTTAAATCCCACAAATGAGAGTAGGTTGTTTATTCCGGTAATTCTGATATCAGTATTCAACGATGGAACAATCTCCTGATAGAAAGACTCTGTTCCATTTCCAAATACATTTTTAACATAATGAGGAAGCTTTTCATTGCTCATGCCAGCATAACGGCCTTTAATGTTTGTACCGCTTCCAAACATCAGCTGGTCGTCTGCCAATATAATCTTCTCACTGTCAAATATTTCACCCACGTTTCGGCTGTATGCTATATCAAGGTCCTTTAATTCTTCTATGGCCTCGGCATATATTGGTAATCCCAAAGGTGATGAAATATCTAAATTATTAGCCTGTGGAGTGCGGAGTATGCCAAACATGGGACCATCTATTTTTTCATTGTTTGCTTTAAGTATAGGTGGAGTCTCTGGAAGTAAGTCGGACCACTTAGTCCTGTTTAATGCTATCGGGTCCCCCACACTTTTTGCAGAACGGGACACATAAGCTCTATTGGATATGTAATATGGGTAATAAGTGTTTTCCCCGTCCTTGACCTCAACAAACCGATGATACTCAAACCGAGTATAGTATTTATCGTTCTCGCTGTAACTATCTTTGAATACGATTCCATAGATACCTTCATTGTCGCAATCCGTAATGATAAAATCCATCGGTGTGAATATGTCCAGTCCCTTTCCATTGGGCTTAAGGATGATTGTGCCGTAGGCCATACCATACTCTACCCAGTGACGAATCTGGAAATATATCTTTTCAATCTGCTCCTGGAGCCATGTTGCCCGCGCGCTCCCGTCAATCTGTATTCCGATTGCCAAGGTAGCAAGCCGGGCCGTCTCTGAACAAATAGCCTTTGCAAAATTGATTGTCTTAACGTTATCGTCAGCATTCACCCAATAGGGAGCACCCCGGTAGATATTGGCGCACTCTGTAATCTTGCTTTCCATCTCCGGGGATATCACTGATTCAACGTTGAAATCTTCTTCTGCCTGTCGCTTGAATATCATTCCTATCACCTTTTTAGCCCATGTTATTAGTCCCATTTAGTCACCCTATGCCAAGAAATACCCATTTTCCTTTGCCGTATTCCATTCTGTTTCCCTAAATACCAATTCCGTTTTGTCTTTCTGTCCATAGCAATCATACTCCAGAAAAACTTTCAGTAGTTTTTCCTTACATGGTTTTCCAAACTTTTTTTCATATTCATCTGTGATATCTTCAATTTTATAGACAGACAAAATAAAATGTTCTAATACATTCATTATGCGCTGTTTCCCCTTCTCATTGATAACGGGCTTGTAGCATAGCGGAGTGCATCAATCCAGTGGTCGTTTCCATCTGGGTAATCTGCTATCACTTCTCCATTGCTATCAACCTCATGCTCATATTCTATGATTTCTTTATATGCCCGTGGTGTACGTGCCGGGTCTATAACGATTGTACGGCATTGCAACCACTCAAAGGTATATTTCCTACTACCCGGTGTTACAATGGCTTTACGTGCCGGTAAACCAGCGTCACGGAAGTCTATAATACTTTCTTCTTCATCCACACCGCAATAGATTGTATAATCATCGTACCCAGCCGCCTGTATATCCTCCGCCATCTTACTATTACGGATTTTACATCCCCCCATTTCGTCAAGCAGCACAACTAATTCTTTGTTTGGTATGTAAGCGGCCCGGATAAAGGCTTTGGGGTCCGGGAACCAGCCCCAGTCTTGCCCCTGATATATGCTTTGATATCCCTTGATTTCATCATCCGTAATGGTCCTCACATCCAGCATATCAAATATATTTGTACCAAGTCCAACCGGCAAGCCTAAATACTCATGATTATATGCACGCTCATTGGTCGCTTTAAGATGTTTGGCGCGCTCAATAAACATTTCTCCTAACCACTCTTCCGGCACAGAACGGTAATCGCTTTTATGCCTATACGCACTATCGTCTGGCGTATTTACATACTGATTCGCCCAGTTGCTTTGACTGATAGGTGGATTGAAGGATTTAAATACAACAAACTTGCTGCCACCACGCAATACTGACTGCTCAACAGTTCGTATTTCTTCCGGTCCTGCAAATTCGTCCAGTTCCTCGAACCATAGATATTTAAAGTATCCTTTACTTGCCTTTATAGACTTTGTTTTCTTGGCTTTATCAAGTCCACGGAATATTATTTTTTGTCCTGTCGGCTTATAAACAAATCGGTATGGGCTTGTACGGGATTCCCACAAATCTGTTACGCCTAATGCATCTATGGCCCACTGTATCTGCTCAAAGACTGATTCTCCAATTGTAACAGCGTATTTTCTGAATATGACAGCATTGGCCTGTGGGTCATCCATTATTCCCAGTACGATTTCTCCGGATATAAAAGAGGACTTTGCGGAACCTCGCCCGCCATACAGGTCGTAATATGTATGATTACCGTCCAGAATATCCCAGTGAACGTCATAGAAGGATGGGGCGATTACATCAGTCAGATTTATTGTTGTCTGGTCTTGGTATGTTGTTGACAATGGTAATCCCGCCGCCCTCCTGCTTTTTATCTGTATCTATCTTACGCTTTGCCAGCTCCACCGCCGCTTTGGTTCTCTCTGCCAGTGGAGCATCAAGTCCGAATTGGTCCTTGACCTCTCCACGCATTACGGAGGTAAAATATTGCAGTATTTCAGCGACATCAGCTATACGGGAATCGTCAATCTGTTTCTGGCGCTCTGAGATATATTTAATAACATTAGGTTTTTTAAGGTTTTCATTGCCTATTACTGCCGCCGTCCGTTCCGAATAACCAGCTCTCCTTGCCGATTCTGTCTGATTCCCGCACTCTATATAGTAATCCGCAAACGCTTTCTGCTTCGGTGTAAGTTCCACTTAACCACCGTCCTTACAATTCCATTTATCAATCTTAGGGCATGCAGAAGGATATATACCTAACATGGTTGATGTCATCACAGGAGATTTGCACGCCGGATTTTTACAAAACCATGTACTATCATATTTACATCGTGTTCCTTTTTCTCCTGTTCCTTTGCAAGCTATGATTTCTCCCATGTTTTTACTTCCTCCCATATCTCCTGCAAGCACTTCACAATCTCAATCCCCGATGCGCTCCGCAGTATCTCATAATCTCTGGTTTTCCACTCCTCATGCTTATCCTGCTGTAGCACAGGGGTGCTTAATATCCATATAGTTATCATGCGCCCCTGTTCCTCACTGTAAAATTGGCTTGTAGATATCTTGATTACAAGTCTGGTCTGCAATATGGCGCGCTGAAGCTTTTTCATAATTGAACTAAGATTCATCTTTGCTTTCTGCCTCACGGTATTCTTTGCATACTTCCATGTGTGCACACCAAATAGTTGCAGTCGTAGATTTTACCACATTAGATTCTAGCATATTTCTATATGATGTAACTATGTTTTCGGCTTTTGCGTCAATGTGAATACAGTTTTCACAGCATTCCTTTAATAAATTAATAATCATGTTTTTCCCCATGCGATATAATAGTCCTATACTAATTTTACCATGCATTGGTTGGCTATCCCGTCCCCACGTTTTGCCCGTATAGTATTATCAGTTCTAATCATCCCTTCTCCTTCCAAGACAATGTTTATTCATTCATCAGTAGTTCTGGATTATCAAATATGTTACCTATAATATCAATTCTGTCCTCCATTCCTTTCAATGGACCTTTATATTTTCCTCCAATTATATTGATTTCAAATTCCCCATTCTCAAATACCACTTTTGCTTTAAAACAATAATCACCTATATAATTACCTAAATGTTGAATAATATCATTTTCAAAAATCCTTATTCCTAATATGTTATCTATTCCGCTATATTCACATATAGTTTCTGGAAAAACCTTATAATTATCAATTTTTTGTTTAGGTATATTTTGAATTATGTATGTTCCGTTATCAGTATGCAACAAATTTCCGTAAATCCATTCTCCTGTTTCTACCTTTTTCCCTCTAAATAAAATATCTCTCATACCTATCCTTTCCACCTCCCAAACAATGTCATTAACCGCCTGTATTCATCCAGCGTTTTTCTTTGATACCCGTAAAAATCATCCCGTTTAATTGGTATATTCTTTCGCTTGCTCAGCTTGTCATATCCGATATTACTAACAAGGCTTTCGTATATCTCCACCTCCAGGCCAGGAGCGGAGGATATGGCGCACTGGAACAATGTTAGCTTATCTTCTACGCTGGCGGTCTGGCAGTATTCTTTTATGCGTTTGGCTTCATCCTCCGTAATTCCATAATCACTATAGTTCTTGTCCCTGGCCCTCATAGCCCTCCTTCCTACACATTAACCCTTTCTCTTACTGAGCGAAGAGTACGCGGGTTAGACTGTGCATAATAACGTGCCGTAACTCCTGGGTCAGCATGTCCCATAATTTCCTGTATGGTCCCAATATCAACTCCTCTGTTTTTCAGATTCATTCCCAGCGTCTTGCGTGACTTATGCGGATATACCCGACATGTTAGTCCGGCTCTCTTTCTTATGGTTTTCAATATCGCCCGAAATCCACAAGTAGTCATCTTTCCATATGGTTTTCTGGAGCGCGGGAACATATATGGACAATCATCTTTCCTGCTGTCCAAATACAGGCCATAATAATGTCGCGCATCATCATCCAGATAGATAGTCCGATATCTTCCGCTTTTCTCTCCCTGTATCCATATATCTCCGGTTCTCATGTCTATCTGGTCCATGGTTATTTCCGCAATCTCACCTATCCTGGCTCCAGTACTGCGAAGTACCTCCAGCAAGGCCCTCTCACGGATATTTTTGCACGCATCCCTTAACCTTGCTGATTCT